ATTTGTATCTGTGATGATGATTGCTGCTGGATAGTCGTATGGCATTTTTAAGACCTCTTGATTGATAGATTAGCACTTCCCCCTATTCTAAGACCTTTTAAATACTGGTCAACGATAGGTGGTATGCGATCAACTCCTGTTCTTCCGTAAAAGTTAGGAGTTACGTTAATATTTCCAATACTTACAGCGTTAAAATCTTCTAAGCCACTCAAGCCGATACCATCTTTGTTGTTGTTTAAATAAACAGCAAGTTCGATTTGTGCATCTTGGACTTCTGGTGGTATCTCTGTATCTGTGTAATAGTCTGCAAGAATCCTATTAGGGAAAGATAGACCATAAAGGTTTGTATATTGGTCAGGAACACGAACACCGCTGCGTGGCCACTGCCTTGCTTGTGTGTCAGATGCCTTTGCTCCTAAGAACTGTTCACGATCAATTCTTCTAGTGGCAGAAAATAACGCACGATTTTTTTCATCATCAGTGCTGTTACCCCATGCAACTACATCATCAGACTGAGTAAGCCCTTCTACAAAAGAATTAGCCTCAGCCAAAGTGACATAACTGTTAGCTGTCGCACTACCGACTGTCGCTACTATTGTGATTGCCATTTACAGATACCTTTTGAGACT